CTATTGGAAAACCTATAAGCCATTTTAGACTAAATACAGCAATAACGGAATTTTTATGTTTATTGCTGAAATGTTTACCGAAGCGGCTCAACCGCAACTAGTCGTAATTTATCCTGGGCGTTTCCAGCCCTTTCATCTAGGACATCGCGACGTATTTGAAAGCCTACAAGCCAAATACGGTCGCGACAACGTCTACATTGCAACCAGCAACAAGACAGAACTGCCTAAAAGTCCCTTTAACTTCACAGACAAAACAGTGCTAATGCACGCCGCAGGTGTGCCTAATGATCGCATACTAGAAGTTAAAAGCCCTTACATCCTTCCCCCACAATTTGACCCTGCATCTACTGTGTTTGTAGTTGCAGTTGGCGCCCCTGACGCAGATCGTTTGAAGCCTGGTAGCTACAAGAAAGATGGCCAGCCTAGTTACTATCAAAAGTTTGAAGATCTAAGCAAGTGCCAAACTGCCGACAAGCATGGCTACGTTATTATTGCAGCGGAACGCAAGAAAGTCATCACAATCAATGGTCAGCAGTACGATGCTAGTCACGGCACCGAAAATCGCGCATTGTGGAACAGTATCCGTGGCGATGCTAAAGCACGTGGCGAATACCTATTGCAAATGTATGGACGCAATGACCCGGAAGTGGGCCGCATCTTAGACAAAATCCCAATGAACGAGGACTCTATTAGTCCACACGCCACAGACAGTGCAAGTGCTATTCCTGGTATTAGCGAGCATATCGTCAAACACGGTAGCCAATACCGTTTGCTTAGTAAGCATGGTAACAAAAATCTAGGAACTTTCCCAACTAAAGCCGCTGCACAAAAGCACGAACGCGAAGTGCAGTACTTTAAACATGCCAATGAAAATGCAGTCCCGCAGTGGACGGAGTTGGGCGAGGAGCTGTCAATAGAAGACAAGATGGCTATCTTCGAAGCATACCACATTGATGGAACATTGCTAGAATCAGATGACCACACTACTGAATATTTCACCGGGCTAGATAGATTTTCTAGTACGCCAGTAAAAAATAAAAAATACATTGTGACTCCATTGATGTTGATTCAGAATAGAATCATACCTCTCAACTCCGATCTTATCCATGCAACTCTGGTTGGAAAAAGTGGAAATCAATACTTATTTGTAAACGATGCAGGCGAGACTATTAAATTCCCGAGCAATCAAACAAGCAAACACGGAATGTCACACACGTTTATATTCGATAATAGCAAAGCATATGACAATTTTAGAGCTGAACTTGCAATAAAATTTAATGTAGAATTACCAGATGATGCCATTGATGAAGCATACGACCATAATGCCCCATTTAATGCAGCAGACTTCAATCGTCACATGGCACAGTTAAGAGCACGTGAAGAACTACGCAAAACTGATCCAGTGAAAGCATTGGTTGGTGACTTGATTGACAAAGAACACGAGAAAGAACGTCTAGCTAAACGCAAACCAGCAGACGATAGCTCATTGGATATTAACGATCCACGTCATCCTGGCTGGGGTGCATTGCATAATCCACTAGGCGAAGACGCGGCAGGCGTTGGCGTTGTTAGCAACAGTAAAGATCCACGTTACGTAATGGCCACTATGGGTGATCAAAATGACGTTGATGCTAGTACATTACCTAAAATGATGCAAGCATACGGCCTAACCCGTAAGTTACCTAAGCACAAGGTCAAAGAAGCAGAGCAGTTATTAAGTCGTTTAACACAGTTACAAGAGCAGTTAGCAACACTAAAGGCTAGAAAATGAACCACACTTGCATTGACGTAGACGTTTGGTGCAAGTGGGACACAACTCCGCCAGCATACAGAGTCTACGTTGATGATCAACTGCTAACGGAGCGCACGTTTATTTGGGAAACCAGTAGACACTATATCCGTGAGCACATTGAAGTTTATTTAGACAATGGGTGGCACGAATTACGCATCAAAAAATGCAGCAACACTGACGCACAATTTATCACTAACAATGTTGCGGTAAACGGACAAGGTGCAGGCCTCAAGTTTATTGTGTAACTAAATATAATATACAGGAAATTCGCATGAAGACAACAGATTTTATCACAGAACACAACGCATTTATCGCTCAAGACGCAGGTGAAATGCACACGGACCACGAAGTACAAATGGCCCGCGCTGACTGCTACCACGCAGCAGACTACGCTATCAAGCTACACAAGATTCTAGCTCAAGTGGGCGAGGGTGGCAACTTAGAAGGTTGGGTAAGTGAAAAAATTACACTAGCCAACGACTACTTGCGCACTGTGTACGAATATCTAAGCTACGAAGAACAAGAAGTTGATCTACATGCAATGCCAGTGTTTGCGTTGGAATCAGCAGAAGCTCAGTTGCAAGCAGAATTAGAAGAAGGTTGGAAAGAAAATCTAGCAGGAGCAGCACTTGCAGGCAGCATGATGTTTGGTGGCGGTGCAGCACATGCACAAGACGCGCCCACTACACAAATTGATGCGCCACAAGCAATTAGCCAACCTGCTCCGTTGAGCAGTCGATTTACTCCTGGTATTGATTTCAGTTCAGCACCTTATACTATCACCGCGGGTGGCAAAGAATATAAGTTTGCAGGCCGCAATGCCGACAATCCGGGAAAAGGACAAGTAGTAAAAGTTCCAGCTGCGTTAGTTGGAGTTAGAGGACTTTCAGCAGTTGAAGTAACATTGGCCAAAGACGGCAAGTACTATGCTGGCGGCACAATGAATGAAGTTAACCCTCACAACTACGACAGTGATGAAGATTACTATGCTGCACGCAATGCTCCAGCAAAGCCAAGATATCGTGGCACATCAAGTCCTGGTGTCAATCCAGATGACGAAGCATACTTCCGCGAAATCTTCCGTAAAAAGCGTTTAGCTGCACAACAAGCTGAACGCGATCAAGATCACGATAGATTGGCCACTGGCACCAATGAAGGTGTTGCAGAAACCATGTCAATGGATGATGCTATGAAGGTGTTGCGCCAATACGGAGCAGGGAACTTTAAAACAACCAGCAATGAATTGCATTTTTATAAAAACGGCCAACCGTTTAGCGTTGACTTGACATTAGGTGCTGATAGTGTAAGAAGCGTAAGTTTGAGTCAATTGAATCAAACCGCTCGTCAACTAAAAGGTCAAGGGTTAGCAGAAGACAAGCAAACAGTTAGTGAAATGACTGCTGGTGGCACAGGTGCTGGTGGATTTGCAACAGGTGCTGCTGGTGGCACAGGCAAGCCAGGAACAGGTGTTCCTAAGCGTATGAAGAATGTTGCAAAACGTTTAACTCCTAAGATTGGTACAGGAATCTACAAATGAGCGATATGCGTAAACTACTAGAGTCAATGAACAAGTTCGCCGGAGAGCCAGAACAAAAACCTGGTGACCAAGTTCGCGGAACAGAAAAAGCCACTAAACAAAAGGGCAACAAACACCCATTTGCTGGTCGTCTAGTGGGCGCAGCAGAAAGCAAGAACATGCTTGCCGACCTAGAAAAAGAGCTAACCGAGAACGCAGGTAAGCATTCACTTGCAGAAGAGTTTGCGCGGTATAAAAAGCAACTAGACGAATTCGCACCCGACGATGGTGGCGGTAGTCGTAAGTTTATTCCGTGGCCCGAGTTTATCGAGCAAGTAAAACAAATTGTAGGCAAAGACTTTGCAGTTAAAGAAAAGGTTATTAAGTCTACTATTCAAGATAGATTTATCCCACACGACCCAATGGAGTTTGGCCCGACGATGCTTTACTCATACTATGAAGCCAGATTAGGCCGGGGCAAAGGTGCAGTTAGCACACGCGGCTCAATTCAAATTGGTAAGTATTTTGGCAACAGCGATTACTTTAAGTCAAACAATCCCGAACTTGCAAATCAACTGTTAACATCATTTAGTTTACTAAAAGGTCATCCGTTTGAGCGCCACTTTGATTTGACATTTGACAACATCTACAAGATTGCTAATATCATTATGGGTAATACACAAGGCGCATACCAAATGCCACAGAAGCAAGGTGTAGCGGAACAACAGATAAACGAATACTTGGTCAAAGCCGGCATGCCTGTACAGGATGTGTTACAGTTAAACATATTCCAGGACTTTGATGCAGTCGACGGAGCGTCAGAACATTTTCCCGAGTTTGCTAACAGCAAGCAATGGGCAGCAGTAGAGAGAAAATACGTACCTATCATGGCACAGTTAAAGAAACGACTACTAGCTACAAATCGTCGATTGACTGATGCCGAAGCTGAAGCGGTTGAAGAAACATGGTACGACGGTAGCGATGCTTACGACGATTGTGAAGTTGAATATCTAGTTGGCGTTTACAATAATCAAATTGATATCCTTGAGGCGTTGTTAGCAGGTAATATCACTGATGAAGAATTTGGCGAAGGTGTAGCAGAAGATGAATCTCAACCAACAAAATATCGTGCTACAGTTGAGTATGGTCCTACTGCGGCAGATGCACATTTTGTCACAGTAACCGCAAACTCAACAGAAGAAGCAGAAGCTAAAGTTGCTGCATGGTGCAAGAAGAAGGGTGTTCGTAACCCAATGATTACTATCAACGGCGCTGACAAACCAGTGGCAGAAGGTGAAGAAGAAGCGTTACAGTACGCAACTCAAGCTCATGCTGGTCAAACTAGAGCAGGCGGCGATCCTTACATTACACACCCGATGCGTGTTGCTGACCACATTAGACAATATAAACAATCGCACAATCTTGAAGCACTAATCAGTGCTGCATACTTGCACGATACAATCGAAGATACAGATACCACACACGAAATCCTACATGATTTGTTTGGTGGACTAGTTGCTAGTTTAGTTCAAGAGCTAACAAGTGATCCAGAACAGATTAAGCAAATGGGCAAAGCTCAGTACCTAGCACACAAGATGGCTGCAATGAGCAGCTACGGTCTTGTAATTAAACTTGCTGACAGATTAGACAACGTTAAAGACATTACTACTGCTAGAACTCCGCAATGGAGAGCAAAGTACAAAGCTGAAACAGAGCACATCCTTAACTTCATTGAAAAGAACCGTGTGTTAACTGGTACACATCGCAAGCTAATTGGTCTTATCCGTAACAAGATTGGTGAATTAGTTGAGCCGCAAGTACAAGAAAACTACAGCGACGAAGCACAGCCTATTCAAAACGACACAGCCGTTGAAGCATATGGTTATGCCTACAACAAACGTGACCAACGTGTTATGTGGCGCAAGGAATTCAGCAGTCAAGAAGCAGCATACAAGTGGGCTGACAGCAAGAACGCCACAGTAATAGGTATTCGTCCAGCAGCGCAAGCAATGGAAGAAGGCGCAAACCCAACTGACACAGTTACAATGGATATTCCATTGATGATTCGCTTGTTTGAATATGCTCGAGAAGATGCTCAGACCGATATGGATTTACACAATGTTGCTGAACGTTTAATTAAACTAAGCGCAGGTGGCCAAACATTGACTATGGACGATTACGATGCTATTTGCCCGGGTCAAGAAACAGTTGATGAAGATGTTCCTGCTCCTGTTGCTACCGCAGGTGGCGTAGCTGGTGCAACTCAGCCATCTACACAAGCTACTGCCCCTGGCGCAGCACCTAATCCGGCACAAGCTGCACAAGCCAAACAAAACCAAGCCAAGCTACAACAAAACTTAGCCAATTTGAAGAGTGCTGGCGTGCAAATTGATCCTGCTAAAGCAGCACAAACATTCCAGAAGACTGATACTGGTGCCCCAATGAACGCAATGGATAAAGACACTATTGCTAAGATGGCTCCTGCCATTGGTAATGTTATGTCAAACCCATCAACTGCTACCCAACTAAATACACTAATAAAGAAGGCCGGCGGCGGAGTATAACATGTTTTTAAATCAGATATTTGAGGGACTTGACAAGGATGCAGACAGTACTGTAACTTTTGTTATTGACGGCGAACGTTCATATGAACACGTAATGCAGAAGTTTGGGAACTATATTGACTGGGCCGGTGATTATATGACTGCTCCTCGTTCAATCTTTAATCAAATTGAGGAGATTGTATATAGCACAGGCGGCGAAGTTGAAGAAGTAACTGGTCACGAATTACCAGAAAGCTGGAAAGACACTGCTACATTACTTGGCGCTCCAGTTGTTGCTGGAGCATTAGCAGTTGGCGCTCAACACATTGATGATCAAAAACCACATGTTCAAGTTGGTGGACAAAATGCCATGGTTGTGCAATATGATTCTAGTCGTATTCCTGACAATGCTATGGTATTAAAAGGTGCCGATGGTAAGATGTATCGTGTATGGCAACAATCAGGCAAGGGCATGAACAAGATGACGTTAGCTGCTCCTGCCGAAGTTAAAGAAGGTATCTTTGATCGCTTTAAGAAGAAAGCACCGGAACCAGAAATGGCTGATCCAGGCAACTACCCACGTGGTAGAGCAGACGTTGATCAATGGATGACAGACACAGTTGAATACTACAAAGTCAAATACCCCGACTCATTGTTTAAATTGTTTTGCCCAAGCTATAAAGATTATCTACCAGTGAGAGTGCGTGTAGGTACATCTGAACAAGTTATGTCTCAACACATGGGCACATACAAACAATTACGTGATGCTAATCCAGAAGCCAAGAAGCTAGCAAGACAGCGTTATACAGAATACGAGAAGTATCCAAGTGGCCCAAGCGATGACTACACTAATAAAGTAGCCGAAGGCTCAGATGAGCGCAAGCACAATGCACTATGGGCACAGATTACTGACTTCGAAAAGCGTCAAGCTAAAGCTGAACGCTACGGTCGTGACACTCAAGCACAGCACTTCAAACAAATGGCAGATCAGCTACGTGCTAAATTGCCAACTAGCGACAATCCAATTAACGAATTGTCCAATGAAAAGTTAGCACAATACAAAACAGCCGCAGCCGCTGATGCAAGTGCATCTGACAAGCGTGGCGAATACGATCGTGGTAACAAGCGATTCAGTGGCATGGTTAAAGCAACTAACAAACAATTTGCCAACGATGCTAAAAAGCACAGATAAAGAAACCTCAGGATTTGTACACGCGATAGCAAAGTTTTTGCCTATCGCTGTTCGCATCCTTGAGATAGAAAAGCTACCTAAAATTATTCCAGTGCTGGTAATGCCGGGAAATGACGAACAAGGTAGCTTTGGTGCATACAACGATGCAACCCAAACTATCTACATTGCAATCGAACACCGTCACCCAATTGACATCTTACGCACACTAGCACACGAGCTGGTACATTGGCGCCAACGTGAAGAAGATCGTTTACCGCCAGGTGCAGGTGCAACAGGCAGTCCAGAAGAAAATGAAGCAAACGCAATGGCCGGTGTTGTCTTACGCGAGTTTGGTAAGAAGTACCCTAAGTTCTTTAACGAGCCTGCTATTATCAAAGAAGACTTTGATTACGTACAAAACAACATTGCCTATCACGACACCTTAAATTCTGCTGCATGGAAAAACAATCGTCTACGTCCAGAAGTTAAATTAAAGCTAATGCAAATTGCCAAGGTGTTTGTAGACTACTTGGAAATACCTGACTTTAAGGTGCTAGATATCGTCTTAACCGGCAGTATGTGTAACTATAACTACACGAAATACAGCGATTTTGACCTTCATATTGTCACTCGCTACTCTGACCTACAGTGCGACGATATTGCTGCGGCGTTTTATCGCGCTAAAAAACAAATATGGAATGATGCACACGATGTAACCATTCGCGGGTACGATGTAGAACTCTACGTAGAGGATTCAGAAGAACCGCCAGTTAGTGCTGGTGTTTACAGTATCCTAAATGACCGTTGGATTAACGAACCCAAGTTTGAGCCACCAAGTATTGATGACTCTGCGGTTAACCACAAAGTACACGACCTAATTAAACAAATTGATACAGCATTGTCCGAAGCAGATGATTCGGCAGACATACAACGCATTACAGATAAGATCCGCAAGATGCGCAGAAGTGGACTAGACCAATACGGCGAATTTGGTGTAGAGAACTTGGCCTACAAAGTTTTACGCAACCTTGGATATATTGATAAATTAATAAAAGCACACCTTCACAAGCAAGACGACGAATTGAGCTTGTGAAGAAACCCAACCTACCTTAGGTCCGTTGATGTCAACGGTTAGGAGCTCTGCTCCAGGCGTCACAGGGGCGGCTGCTGCCCCAGCAATCGGCTACGCCAGGCTCTTGCTAAAGTGAGCACTTTTTCCAATATCTGTTGCTTTTGCAAATAAGTAACTGTACAATATGTTTTTCAACAGGAGATTATATGGATAACGACAACGGATATAACCGCAGCTTCAACGGTGATGCAAAAATCAAATTGCTTCAATTGGTCAACGAAGGCATGCAAGTCATGAATGAAGTTGAGACTTTGAACGAAGGCCTTAACGATACTATCAAAGCTATCGCAGAAGAACTGGAAATCAAACCAGCTATCCTCAAGAAGGCAGTGCGCATTGCATACAAGGCCAAATTAGGCGAGACCAATCGTGATCACGATGAGCTCAACACAATCCTTGAAACTGTGGGCAAAACCCTTTGAACGTTGTTATTGACATTTGGAAATGGATTAAGGCCGACTTTACTGCTTGGCCTTTTCGTTTCTGCTTAGAAGTAGCAGCGTGGATAGCTAGTATCGGGTGTTCCATCACCATGATGTTAACTGTTCCAACCCCGCCCTTCCTTATACTATACCCACTGTTTATTACTCAGTGCGCTATTTTTGGTTGGAGTGCGTGGTCGAGAGGTAGCTTCGGAATGTTAGCTAACTATGTGTTATTAGTAAGTATTGATAGTGTTGCATTGTTTAGGTTAGTCACAATGTAACGGAATCGCCCACCTTACGGGCATGTAGAGTATGTGTGAGCTCAAAATTACACTAGGAGAAAATATGAGTAATAGAACGTGGTTTGAAGAACCAGGCGAGCCTATCGCCCCATGCGAAGATTGTCCCGACCCAGGTAATTGCTGCCTAACACGGTGCGGGATCCAAGAATACCTTAGCCAAGATACAGCATATATTCGTGGTGAAACTGAAGAACAACTTCAGGGAGATCGCGAATGAGTTATGTTGACGCAATCTTTGATAGAGCAAAAGACAAGATCCATGTAGTAGAACGAGTTAACGGCGAGCGTGTTTTTCGTGAATACCCAGCTGAGTACATGTTTTATTATGATGATCCACGCGGCAAGTTCCGCACCATCTACGACACGCCTGTGTCTAGATTCAGTACTCGCAACAACAAAGAGTACCAGAAAGAGCTACGCATCAACAGCGACAAGAGACTGTGGGAAAGTGATATTAACCCAATCTTCCGTTGCCTTGAAAGCAACTACTTAGGCGCTAACTCACCTAAGCTACAAACAGCCTTTTTCGACATTGAGGTCGACTTTGATCCAGTACGCGGTTACAGTCGACCCGAAGATCCATTTAACCCAATTACTGCTATCTCAGTATACCTAGACTGGTTAGACAAGATGGTTACACTGGTAGTACCGCCTAAGACCTACAGTTGGGAAACCGCTGAAGAAATTTGCGGGCGCTTTGAAAACTGCTATCTGTTTGAAAAAGAAACGGACATGCTAGACACGTTCCTGGACTTGATCGAAGATGCAGACATTCTCAGCGGATGGAACAGTGAAGGTTTCGATATTCCCTATACCACAATGCGTATTACCAAGGTGTTGAGTAAAGACGACACACGTAGACTATGCTTGTGGGGACAAATGCCAAAGCAGCGTATGTTTGAACGCTTTGGTGCTGAACAACTGACATTTGACTTGCTGGGTCGTGTGCATTTGGACTACATGCAACTATACCGCAAGTACACTTATGAAGAACGACACAGTTATAGTTTGGACGCCATTGGCGAATACGAACTAGATGAGCGTAAGACAGCCTACGAAGGCACGTTGGACCAATTGTACAACAAAGACTTTCCTACGTTTATTGAATATAACAGACAAGATACCATGTTGTTGGCAAAGCTAGATAAGAAACTACGTTTCCTAGACCTTGCCAACGAACTTGCACACGACAACACCGTGTTGTTACAGACCACAATGGGTGCGGTAGCTGTAACGGAGCAGGCGATTATTAACGAAGCTCACGCAAGAGGTATGATTGTTCCTAACAGAAAGAGTCGAGATGATCAAGGTGAAACACAAGCGGCAGGTGCCTATGTTGCTTACCCCAAAAAGGGAGTACACAACTACATCGGAGCGATTGACATTAACTCGCTCTATCCCTCGGCTATTCGAGCCCTTAACATGGGCCCAGAAACAATCGTTGGACAACTGCGAACCACAATGACCGACAAGTACATTGCAGACAAAATGGCCGCAGGGTCTAGTTTTGCAGATGCTTGGGAAAACATGTTTGGTACTCTAGAGTATCAAGCAGTGATGGAAGGTAGACCAGGAACTGAAATCACCATTGACTGGGAAGGTGGCGGTGAAACTGTACACAGTGCAGCGGATGTGTGGAAGATTATCTTTGAAGGTAATCAACCTTGGACTATCAGTGCCAATGGCACAATTTTTAAATATGACATGAAGGGTATTATTCCCGGACTGCTAGAAAGATGGTATGCCGAACGAAAAGAAATGCAAGCCAAAAAGAAGACCGCAACAACTCCTGAGGACACAGCGTTCTGGGACAAGCGGCAACTCGTCAAAAAAATTAACCTCAATAGCTTATACGGCGCAATCCTCAATGCAGGGTGCCGCTTCTTCGATCAGCGCATTGGTCAGAGCACAACGCTTACTGGGCGCATCATCGCCAAGCACATGGACGCGACGGTCAACGAAGCGATTACTGGTAAGTATGACCACGTTGGTGACTCAGTTATCTACGGTGACACAGACTCAGTATACTTTAGTGCGTGGCCAGCCATTAAAGCGGAAGTAGAAGCAGGCACAATGGAGTGGAACAAGGACATCTGCGTTCAACTCTACGATACCATTGCTGATGGAGTCAACGAATCATTCCCTGAGTTTATGGAACGTGCTTGTCACTGTCCACGTGAGATGGGTGCTATCATTAAAGGTGGTCGTGAACTGGTTGCTTACAAGGGCTTGTTTATCAAGAAGAAGCGTTATGCTGTGTTGATTTATGATCTCGAAGGTAAGCGACTCGACGTCGATGGCAAGCCAGGTAAAGTCAAAGCTATGGGTCTTGATTTGAAGCGTAGTGATACGCCTAAGATTGTACAAGATTTCCTAAGCGAGATTTTGCTTGACGTGTTGACCAGCGAAGGTGACGATGTGCGACAAGTTGTTATCGATAAAGTGCGCAGTTTTAAAATGGAGTTTGCTTCAAAGCCAGCTTGGGAGAAAGGTACACCTAAACGTGTAAACAACCTAACTAAGTATACCGCTGCTGAGAAAGAGCAAGGCAAAGCCAACATGCCAGGACACGTTCGTGCTGCTATGAACTGGAACAACCTAAAGCGTATGCACGGTGACAACTACTCAACAGGAATTGTTGATGGTATGAAAACCATTGTGTGTAAGCTAAAGGACAATCCATTGGGCTATACTAGCGTTGGTTATCCAACTGACGAAGCACACATTCCACAGTGGTTCAAGGACTTGCCATTTGATAACGACTTAATGGAAACCACTATTGTAGACCAAAAAGTTGAAAACTTGTTGGGCGTACTTGAGTGGAAGATTTCAGAGAGCACTGATATCAAATCAACATTTGACGATTTGTTTACTTGGGAATAACCCATGACAATGAAACTACACGATGTTGTAGAGCTACAGCAGGCTCTTGTGGACTTGGTGCCTACCAAAGGCATCGAGCACGAGATTGACGCTATAGTAGGTAATATTGATCTAATCAAGGGAAAGTACACAGAAGACTATGCCTACAGATTAGATCAATTACAGACTAGCTTGAAAGAAATCAAAGCTAGTTTGCACAAGCCCCTGGCTCTAGTAGACGACATTAAAGATATTGTTGGTCAAGACTTAACAGATGCCACTGCCAAGTTTGATGCAGTTGATTATCAAGATGAGTTGCGTTATGCCAATGCAGAACGTATTCGTCAAGTGCGTCAACTGTACGTGCCCAACGGTGCAGATGAAATTGTCACTAGGGCCATTGACTTGTATGTTGATTGGCGCTACCCCGGACTGGAAATTGGATGCCGTGATGGGCATTGGACCAAGTATCTAGTAAGCTGCGATCCACTGTATATTACAGATGTATTCCAAGAGTTTTTGGACAGCACATCCAGTAACTATCCTACTGAGTATCAACAACGCTTGCGCCCATACTTGATTGAAAATCAAAATCTATCCATGCTGCCGCAGAATCAATTTGGTTTTGTGTTTAGTTGGAACTTCTTTAACTACTTGACGTTGGCCAATATCAAACATTATCTAACACAAGTACATGATCTACTTCGTCCAGGCGGAACGTTCATGTTCAGTTATAACAACGCAGACCTAGCTGCTAGCGCCGCATACGCAGACAGTTACTTTATGAGTTACGCACCCAAGCATTTACTAATTCCAATCTGCAAGGAACTAGGATACGAAGTAATTGGCGCAACTGATATCGAGCCAGCAGTGAGTTGGTTGGAAATTAGAAAACCCGGAACACTTAAAATGATTAAAGCTCATCAAGTTTTAGGTGAAATAAAATACGTTAACCCTTGATATTTTCTAAATATATCTATATACTACACATTACATTGGAGAACACATGCAAGACAATCTAAAAGACATCGTACAGCATACATTCGGACTAGGTTCGATTGAGCTGGTTAAAGTAACCGGCACAGCAAGCGAGACAGTGCTAAACACAATCGCCGAAGACCGTTCGGTTATTGTTGAAGCCAAATTTAAAAACCCTGTACCAGAATTTGTTGGTACGTTTGGTATGCCTAACTTGGGCAAACTGAAAACTATTCTCAACATCGAAGTTTACCGTGACGATGCCAAGTTGAGCATCAACACACAGCAGAACTCTGCAGGCGAAACAGTACCATCTGGTATCCACTTTGAAAACAAAGACGGCGACTTTAAAAACGATTATCGTTTCATGAGCGCAGAAGTTGTTAACGACAAACTCAAAGCAGTCAAGTTTAAAGGCGTGCGCTGGGGTGTTGATGTAGTTCCCACTATCGCTAGCATCCAGCGTATGCGCTTCATGGCCAGTGCTAACAGTGAAGAAACTACGTTTACTGCCAAAACAGAAAACGGCGCACTCAAGTTCTTCTTCGGTGATTCGTCAAGCCACGCAGGTAACTTCGTGTTTGACAACAACGTTAGCGGCACATTGACTAAGAGCTGGTCTTGGCCAGTTGATGCAGTTATCAGCATCCTTGGTTTGCCGGGTGACAAAACCTTCAAAATCAGCGACGAAGGTGCTGCAATGATTACAGTTGACAGTGGCATTGCTGACTACAGCTACATTATCCCTGCACAACAGAAGTAATGTCTTTAGGTCATCTGATACCTAGAGGATACCGTCCTGGTAGTGGGTTATTATCCCCTACTGGGATTTTCTATCTAGGCATTCCCAAGAACGCTAGCACATATATGACTAACCTGCTGGTTGCTAACGATTGGCGCCACAATGACGTGTACAGTCCTGACATTAAGGAATGTATAGTGGTTCTACGTGATCCAGTTGATCGTTGGCTCAGTGGCTTTGCAACTTATGCGGCCAGTTGGTTGCTCGGGGAAGGTTATGGCAGCGACCATTTTAGAGATGACTATAATGATCTCACACAGCGCATAATCTTTGATCAAATTGTATTTGACGACCATACTACTGAACAAGTAAAATACGTAGAGCAACTAGGCGACCACAAGATTACATTCTTCAAACTCAATTACGAGTTAGGAATGAACTTAGAAAGTTTTTTAGATTGTAAGCTAGGTCTAAATAATCCTATAGCAGCTAACGCAGGCGAAGACAATTACGATACTAAAATGATTGCCAAGCATATGAGATTCAGAGTAGAGCAGGATCCTGTACTACGTGCTAAGATTATTGCACGATATGCTGCTGACTACGAACTAATTAAAACAGCAAACTATTATAATGAGCCAAGATAATTTAACAAGTAAACAAAAAGATTACGCAGTATTCTTGCCAGCTATCAGCGGCTTCTACGGCACGTTTGTGGGCAAACAGCGTGTTAACAATGACTATGTTGATCCGGCACGTTTCCCGCAAGGACTAACTGACATGGAGCAAATGAACTGGCTTAATGATCAAAAGGGCCTATTCCCGTACAAGTGGAGCCTCTATTCAGGAGGTCACGCCAACTTAGATCTCACTAAAGAAGATGCAAGCGAAGACATGGTTCGTAAACGTGACCCAAACACTATCCTACTTGGCGACTCTGGTGGATTCCAGATTGCTAAAGGCTTATGGGAAGGCGAGTGGCGTGATCCTAACAGCCAAGAAGTCAAAGACAAAATGGCTGCAATGGTGGCATTGGGCGTAGAAATTAAACCTGTGTTAGACAAGGACGGTAATCCTGTCATTGGTAAAAAAGGTCCAAAGACTGTAACAATCGATCATGCTAAAAACTATCAAAACTTAATCGACGCAGCACAAAAGAAACGTGGTGCTATCTTAACTTGGTTAGACAGTATTAGTAACTATGGTATGGGACTGGATATTCCAACTTGGGTTATTCATGACAAGAAAGCCAGCGATGCCTGCGGTATCAAAACCCTTGACGAAGCAGTAGCAGCCACAAAGTATAACAACGAATACTTTATGGCGCAGCGTAAAGGTAAGAACAACGGCGGTACTAAGTTCTTAAACGTGTTGCAGGGTGACAATCACAGCAGTGCCGAAGATTGGTACCAAGTAATGAAAGAGTATTGTGATCCAGTTAAGTATCCCGATACACACTTCGACGGCTGGGCTATGGGAGGTCAGAACATGTGTGATGTACACTTGATCTTGAAACGTCTAGTGGCACTACGTTACGACAACTTATTACAAGAGGGCAAACATGATTGGATGCACTTCTTAGGCACAAGTAAACTAGAGTGGGCCGTGTTGCTGACTGTTATTCAACGTGCAGTTCGCAAGTATGTTAATCCAGCTTTTACTATTAGCTTTGACTGTGCAAGTCCATTCTTAGCAACAGCTAACGGACAGGTGTACTTTGAAAACGTATTCCCACAAGATGGTAAATGGTCTTATCGCATGGCACCTAGTGCAGACGACAAGAAGTATGCTACTGACACACGCAAGTGGAGTACAGGTGTAGTTGCAGATGGTATCTACGATAACTGGGAAGATAGTCCACTAAGTGACTTGTTCAAAATGAAGGATATTTGTATCTATAAGCCCGGCGATCTAAATAAGGTTGGCAAGGAAGGTAAGACTTCGTGGGATAGTTTTAGTTACGCATTGCTCATGGGCCATAACGTTTGGATGCACTTGACTGCGGTACAAGAAGCCAATAGACGATTTGATGCAGGAGAACATCCCGCAATGATGCGATCCGAAAAGCCTCTCGCACCTTTCTTTGAAGACATTGTTGAAGCCATTTTTGCAGCGCCCGATCGTGCTACAGCAGAAGAGATTATCGAAATGTATGGTGGCCCAAATGGCTACTGGACCGAGATCATTGGAACTCGTGGATTCAAAGGCAAGAAGGCAGTAAGTGCTCGCCCAATGTTTGACAAGCTATTTGACGTAGAAGATTCAAGCAGCGATGATGAAATCGAGTTTGACGAGGCAGCATTAGACAACTTAGAGGACACACAATGATTAGAGAAGGTCATGAGGAAGTTAGATTCTTCCAAGGTAAGGAAGTAGAACACACTCCTGCATATGGAAAGCAAACACTGTTTGTTGTGGGTGTACAGCCATTGGCAGATATTGCATTGAACCTACATGGTGCGGACCATATCTACTTTGGTGCCAACATGAGCTTTCCTAATCCTGCTATAAACGATCCAGTTTGGAACGATTGGGAAAAGATGATTGGCCCTTTCTTAGAAAAAGGATACACTTGTACCCTGGACATTGACTCTAAATGTGTAGAAGGCCTGTTGGAAAGTTCTCTATGCGAGCATCACAACTTCATTCCGATGATTTCGGTGAAACTGCCGTATTTACAACAGCTAGGTTATAATGCTACAATCAAGCTAGACGACAAAGACTTTGCAGCAACTAACCCTGGTGTTTGGTGCCACAGTGTTCACAACCTTATGGATCGAAAAGTATTTACTGATTGGTCCAGCTATACGAAAGACGAAACTTTATGAACAAGCTCAGTAAAGAACAGTTACGTCTTGTTATTGCAGAAATGCGCCCTGATATCTCAGACAGCGATTTTGAAGCAATGTGGGAAGAAATGCAAACTGCATGTACTACGCACTTTTCAGAAGTAGCAAACGAAGTCATTGACTTTAATACAACAACCGACTCACAAGGAATTATTAGATGAGCCAACGAGACCAAGCACTAGCAGACAAGCGCGAGCGTATCATGCAACGTGCAGATAGACAAATCTGGGTAACCTTCAAGAAAGAAGGCATTCACAAATACCCAGCAGCAGCAACTGACCCAGCATTGGCAACAGGCGACGAATATGACGTTTCGTTCCTTGGGTTACCACATCGTCATATCTTTCACTTCCGTGTATGGATTGACGTGTTCCACAATGACCGCGATATTGAATTCATCCAATTTAAGCGTTGGCTTGAAAACCTGTACGCAGGTGGTACGTTGGAACTCAACTTTAAGAGTTGCGAAATGATTGCAGATGATTTGTACACACAAATCAACACAAAGTATCCTGACCGCAGTGTCTGGATTGAAGTTGCCGAAGATGGTGAG